ATAAAATAATAAGCTTATTTGATAAAGTGTCTAGAATGTCAAATGAGGGCCTCATAGATGTATATGTAATTATTGAAAGGATAAGACTTCAATCACAAGGTTTTATCAATATTGATTACATTAAATCTATTGGGGCTTTGAATGCTGTAATTGTAGATTGTGCTAAGCAATATGGATTAAAAGTTTATAGTGTAGATACTAGAGCTTGGAAGTCTGCAATAGTTGGTACATCAAAGCCGATGAACAACAAGTATGGTATCAATCCTGAAAAATGGCCAACCATACAGTTTATAAGAAGGATGGGATTTGAAGATAAGATTCTTATTCCTGTAAGTAAAAGGAAAAAGACAGGTGTGATAATAATTGATGGTGAAAGGTATACATTCAATGATGATGCGGCAGATAGTGCTTGTATAGCACTTTATGGATTTTTGCCTCAGAATAAGCAGAAACTGCTGCTGGAGCATTAGAACAATATTTTAAAAACTTTCAAAAAACCTATTTACATTTGCTGTGAAATGTGATATAATCAAAATAGTTAATAAATTAGTTATTAACCAATAATAATAAAATTCTAGGAGGACAAGCAAATGTTTGAGAAATTAAAAGTGTGGATTATAAGTTTTAAGACTGTAGCAAATTCTGATTTATCAACATTAGCATTAGTTAAAATAGTTGAAGAGTTAAAAAGAGCTCATGATGCTGGAGCAATTTCAAAAGTTGAAAAACAAGAATTACATAAATTAGCAATGAAAATACTTGAAATTGAAGTATAAAATAAAATCTAGGAGAACAAATGAAATTAACAAATTTAGAAAGATGTTCATTTCTACAACGTAAAATAATTCTTCATAGCATCATCTATTATGAACTGAATGAAAACATAATTTCCGATCAACAATTTGATAAAATGTGTAGAAGTCTTTTGAAAGGTATTCAATACACAAAAGATTATAAACGTTCTGATTATTTCTATGTATTTTATGATTTTGATGGAACTACAGGTTTCAATTTGTATCATAGGTTGGAAGATGATGATAAAGAATATCTTATGAATTTAGCAAAGTACATCTTAAAATTAAGTAAAAAGGAAAATAAGAAAAATGAAAAACGAAAATATTAAAATGAGAGTAAATAGAAATGAAGAGTCTGTTTGTGAATTTTGTAATGACAAATGGATGAATGTACAAGAAATGTACGATATGATGTTAATTGAAAGAAAATATACAATTTGTAAAAGATGTATGTCAGAATTGTTTATGAGAATTTTGAAAGCAGATTGTATGTATAATGGAAAAATAAAATCAAAAGAAGATTTAGCAAGAGCAGATAGATATCATAAAAAATATGGTTTTGCTGAAGGACATACGATGAAATGAAAAGATCAGGTAAGTTCTACAGAAAAAATGAAAAAGAAGTGATGGAACAACTTGGTCTTAAAGCAACATACAATTCTGGATCTGGTTGGATTGAAAAAGAAGATGGTCAAAATGATTATTTGATTTGTCAATTAAAAAGCACAGATGCTCAATCAATTAAGATCAATCAGAAAGACATAAGAATTTTAGAATATAATGCTTCTGTAGAAAAGAAAGTTCCGATATTTGCTATTCAATTTTTGAATACAGGTGAAGTATGGTTGATGGCAAAACCGGAAGATTTTACAGAAGTTTCTGAATTTATAAATACAGGGAAAATTGAAAATCAAAGAGAAATTATTTGTGAAGTAAATGAAAAACAAATTGATTATACTCCTGCTAAAATGATTAAATCGTCATTGAATGCAAGGGAAGAATATAAAAAAGAACAAATGAAAAAATATCAAAAAACAAAATCAGCAAAATGAAAAGGAGAATGAAAATGCAAAAAGTAGAAGTAAAAGAGGTAGTAAATTATAAGGGACATTCAGTAAGAGCAAATGGATCTGTCGATCTTAGTTTCTCTGCAATGTATGATGAAATTACGAAGACAATTGAATGTTTGCAGATGCTGAATAATGATGTTGTTATTATTGCTAAGTTACCAAATGAAAAACCTATCAGACTTGGAATGTACAGAATCAAGAATGTTTCATTTGATGATGATGGTGAAAGTGTTATTAAGTTCAATTCAATTGATCTGAATGTAGAATTAGATAACTTAAGCAGAATAGTGACAAATGAAAAATTTCAAATCAAAATGGAAGCAGAAGTTGAAGATGATGAAGATATTCAGCAGTTGTTTCCCGGATAAAACAAAGGGAGTATAAAATGGAAAAGGTAACTTATAAAGAGATTGCTTCAGGATCAATTGGTGAAAACAAGTCCTTAGTAATTTCTGAATGCTCAAGAGGTGGATTTACTTTAGGACAGAAGTTAACTGTCAATGATGGTGGTAAGAATATTGATATATTTTTGAAGGGTGCCATTCATATTGATAGTATTGAAAGTCTTGAAAATATATGCAGAGCATTTGAAAAAGCATTAGAAATGAAAAAAAGTTGAAGAAAATGTAAAAAACCTATTTACAATTGAAGAAAATGGGTTTATAATGTAATTACAATAAATCAAACAAACACCTAGGAGGTACACAAAATGACTAAAACATTATGGAGTGAAAAAGAAAGAACAAGCAATTTTGAAATACCTAGTTATATCAAAGTTACTGCTACAAAGATTGATGAAATAGAAGCAGGTGTTCAAAATTTATATAGGGATGAACAAGGAAATGAATATATAGTCAAGTTCAATAGTTTTAAGAGAAGGGATGAATTTGTAAAGATCAGATAAGTAAACAGGGTGGTAATAAACCACCCTTCACACTAAAAAGAACCTAGGAGGATAAGAAAATGTTTGAAAAGAGAATTAGAAAAAGTAGTTTAGGTGATTATGTAGTAGAATTTGGTAAGGAAATAAAATCATCAAAATGTGAATACAAACCAGGTTATTATATGGGTGGTTTTATGGTTTATCAATCTAGCAGGTATGATACATTAGCAGAAGCAGAAAAAGCACAATATAGAGATTAAATAAAAGTCTAGGAGGATATCATATGAGTAACGGATCAATTATTAAAATGAGTAATGGGGAAAAGACAAGAACATTTTGGTTATTCAATGAAGGAAATGCAATTGAATATACAAAAGAAGGAATGAAAGAGATTCCTGATTTTACAAAGTTATTTGTCGATCTATTATCAATTGGATATGTTGAAATATAATTGGACTTTAAGCCCATTTATATAGAACAAAAAGTCAAAAATTAAAAAAGCCAAAAGAGGAGGAAAAAATCAAATGGCAAAAAACTGGACAGTAGCAGAAGCAACGAAAGAAATCTTAGCAGGAAACAAAGAAGCAATTGTTGATGTAGGACGGAGGTTTCCGTTAGCAGCATTAGCTATTGCAAAAGCAGGAGAAAATGCAGCAGATATTCTTGGTGCAATGAGCTTCATCACAGTAAGAAAGATCGAATCCATTCTTAAAGACGGTGTGACTGTAACTGAAGATGACGAAGAAGGTATTGAAGATCCTGTTGCTAAGGCAGAAGAGAAGAAGGAAAAAGAAGAGCCGAAGAAGAGAGGCAGAAAAGCAGTAGAAAAGAAAGAAGAAAAACCGGCAAAGAAAGAAGTTGCAGATGATGATTATGAGTCAATGTCTGAAGTAGATCTTTTCAAGGTATGCAAAGCAAAAGGTTTAAAGCCTGCTCCTAAACAGGACAAACAGTATTATCTTGATCTTCTTAATCCTAATGAAGAAGCAGATGATGATGATTGGGAAGAGGAAGAAAAGCCTGCAAAGCCTGCAAAGAAGGTTTCTAAGAAGAAAGCAGCTGAAGATGACGATGATGATTGGGACATCTAATTAGCTGATCATTTGCAAGGGTATTCAATTACATATGAATAATTGGGTACCCTTGCTTTATCAAAATAAAATAATTAAAATGGGGAAAATAAAAAATGACAAAAATAGTAAAAGCAAACAATTATTCATGTGCAACAAATCTTTCTTGTAAAATATTTCAAAAAACATTCAAAAATAAAGTTTCAAAAACAGCATACATGGAAGCTATGAAATGGTTAGCAAAAAATGTGTATAGCAAAGATGAACTTTCAGAAAACATTTCAGTAAAAATTCAAAAAGACAAAAAATCAAAAATTCCAACATTTATTGTCACATTATTTATGGATGTAGATTTTGAAGGGCTACATAGTAATTTTTGTGAACAATGTAAAAGAGTCTATAATTCATTTTATCAAGTAGAAAAGATGAATTGTTATGAATGTAAAGCAAATGCTGAAAAGAAAACAAATGATAAGTATTGCAAAGGATTGATCAGTATTTATAAAAAAATCTTTGAGGAGATCGAAAATGAAAATAATAAAGAAGATGATGAATGATCTCAATAAAATGATCAAAAGAAGAGTAAAAGAAATTTTAGCATTTGTATACTTTGTCTTTTCATTCGTTTCAGTTTATTTTTGCAATGATGAATTAAGAACAAAATTTTTAATAGCTTTGGTTTGTTTATTTGTTGCAGTCTTTCTATTGATCAAATTTTTTGAATACATTGATAGAGAAAAAGAAGTTGAACAATTACCAAAGAAAAGATATACAATAAAAAGTAAAAATGGTGATGTATCAGTAGATTCACATGAGTTACATCAAGCACTTGTTTATTTATCAATTTTGGAGGACAAAATATGGGGAGATATATAAAACTATTATTGAGATTGTTAAGTGTCTCTATGGTCATTCTGGTGACTTCTGCATATATTGTAGGAGCTGACCAAAAGGACAACTCAAATCTCAAAAAAGGGGTCTCAACTGCTTATTGTTTGAAGGGAACTACGGCAACTGGAATTCAAACTAGACCAGGTATTTGTGCAGGAGCAAAAGAATATCAAGGTAAGACAATAGTAATTTATCAAAGACTACCTGATAATTCAAAAGGAATGATGCTTGGTGTGTTTGATTGTCAAGATGCTGGTGGAACGGATGCTATAAGAAATGGATATTGTATAGATGTTTGGTTTCCAGATCATGAAACTTGTCAAGGATGGATGAATTTAGTTTATATGGATGGTTGTAAAGGAAACATCTATTTTGAAGTAATAGAAAAAAAGTGAAATTTTTTCAAAAAATTTGCAAAAAACTATTTACATTTGCTAGATTTATGATATAATATAATCATAAGGAACAAACAACAAACACCTAGGAGGTATTAAGATGCAGATCAATTACAAAGGTTCAGAAAAAGATCTTCCCTGGAGATTAGCAGAAGTCAGCTTTAGAGATGATGAATGGGAATTAGCTTGCAGAATGGAAAAACTTTTCAGAATCAAAGGATATGATTTCGAAGTAGTTACAGATGGATATGCTGCTGTTCAGGTAGAAGATTACACAGAATATCAGGAATTTGTAGAAGTCTACAAAGAAGTGAAGAGATGCATTAAAAATTGTATGAAGTTCGGATTTTGATTAACAAAAGTATAGGAGGACAAAAGAATAAAAAACTTTACAGATGATGCAATCAAAACAGCAAAAGAAAGAACTCAGAAACTTATTGTAAAATTTGGTTCAATGAAACCTTCGGAAGATTTTACAAGAGATGAAATCAGAAGTACAATGTTTTATCTTGAAGATTATTTTGAAGAGTTAAAGAGTTTAGAATATGATCGTAAGTTAAGAAGAATGGGTTATAAAAGATAAGCTTGATCTTAATTGAATATTGAATTATAAAAGAAGCTCAATCAAAAAAATGGTTGGACTTCTTTTATCGTTTAATAAAAGCAAAATACAAAAGGGTCAAAATTATGGGAAGTATAAATAAGAGCTCAGCAGATTATTGGCTAAGTGAAGATGGATTACTTTTGTTAGAATGTTGGTCAAGAGATGGAATGTTATTAAAAGACATTGCAACAAATATGGGTATTTCACCAGCTCAATTATCTCATTACAGAAAGCAATATGAAGAAATTGATAAAGCTTTAGCTACAGGTAAAGAGATAGTTGATTATAGAGTTGAAAATGCTTTATTAAAATCTGCACTTGGTTTTAAAACACAAGAAATAACAGTTACAATTGGACATAGACAAATAAATGGTCAATGGGTAGATATAACAAAAGAAACAAAAACAAAAGAAGTTGCTCCAAATGTAACTGCAGCTCTTGCTTGGCTAAATAATCGAAAACCTGATGTTTGGAAAAGAAATAGAGATAATGTTGTTGAAATGGATGATGAAGACAATGACGTTAAGATAACTATTGTAAGAGGTAGAGGAAATAGTCTTGATGAAACTGTAAATAATGAAACGACATTAGATCAAAAAGATATCAAAAAGGCTAAAAAAGAATTAGAAAAAGATCCATGGGATGGATGGGAAAATTGGTAAGGTTATTCATTGAATGTTTTCCCCACATTCAATAATGACGGTGCTACATTGGTCATAACAAAACACGCATAGATGATTCTGTTTAGTTTGCTCCGGGTCAATATACAAACTTACCTACTCCATTGTTGCCATACAATGAAACCTTCAACAGTTATGACCAATGTAGCAATATATTTCTAAATCATCTAGAGGTTCATAGAGAACTTTAAATAAAATAGCTTATAATTATATAGGCTATATAGTGAAAACTAAAGGAAAAGGCTTCTAAATGACTTCTAAGTATGATTAAAGCATAAAACTGTAAATTCTTATAAAAAAGAGGGCTGAGAGATATGATTAGGGGTACTACACCAATACTGACTTTCAAAGTGAATACTGAACTTGATTTTAATACAATCAAAAAAGCAGAAGTAACTTTCAAATCAGCAAGTGGAACTAAAGAAAAAACATGGGGTTTAAACAGACTTATAATTGATGCAGAAGAACATAAGTTATTTTTGTATCTAAATCAAGAAGAAACTTTGTATTTCAGTACAGGTAAAATTGATATTCAATTGAGGATTAAATTAGATAATGATATGGTGTATGCTTCTAAGATCGTAACTTCTACGTTAGATAAGATTCTTAAAGAAGGGGTGATCTAATGTATGAAGACTTGAATATCGATTTAGAAGTATCGGCCGAAATAAATCTAACAATAGACGAAGGTGGAGGAAGTGCTCCATTACCATATTATGATGGACCATATCAAGTAACACCTAGAAAAGTTGAACAAGTGTTAGAAACAAAAAATAAATCAATGAGGGATGACGTTGTAGTTGATCCTATCACTTATTTAGAAGTAACAAATCCTCAGGGTGGGAAAACAGCTACAATAGGGTATGAGTAATTAAGAGAGGGAGAATAAGACAATGGCAAGTAATCCGTATGTAAACAAAGTCGTTTATGGTAATCAAACACTGATCGATTTAACAGCAGATGATGTAACAGCAAGTGATGTGTTATATGGTAAGAAAACTCATGGACCTGATGGTGCTCCTATTACAGGTCAATGTACTTATGATGCAGATACAAGCGATGCAGATGCAACTGCTTCTGAAATCTTATATGGTAAGACAGCTTACAAGAATGGATCTAAGTTAACAGGTTCGATGCCTAACAGAGGTGCTGTTACTTTAGAGATTGATGATCTTACGGCAGAAACAATCGCAGCTGGTTATCATGATGGATCCGGTACAGCAGCTATTAAGTCTTCTGAAGCAACAAAGATCATTCCTGGTAATATCAAAGATGGTGTAACTATCTTAGGTGTGCTTGGTACTTATACAGGTGAAGGTGTAACAGCAGAGACAGTAAACGCAACACCTTATACGACTGCTCAGCAGATCCTTCCTAGTTCCGGATAT